CTACAAACATACTCTGACTACTACCGCAAGTAGCAGAGTAGACTGCGCCGAAATTACTGGCGTTAATATCAGCGTATGTCCAAGTCTGTCCCCATAAGTCAGAGTTACTGCCGAACGATACATACGTTGGCGTAGTAGTCCAGAACGTAGAGCTACTGCGTTTATTGTCGTTACCGCCAATCGTTCCACCTTTGACCAGCTTGATTGAATTATCGTAGACGGCATTATTTGCCCCTGCGATTCCTTTAACGTCTACCTGTATGCCGTTGACTGTGCAGCCGATGGGTAGGTTGAAAGAGAAATTAGTAGCCTTTAGATAGTGAGAAGTAGAATTGTTTAATGACGCCTGTGCATTGCTTCCGTCTGCTGCCTCGCAATTCGTGGGATTAGTCCAAGTAACTGTACCTACCGTTGAATCGTCTGCTGCTGTTGCGGGATTATTCGGGCCTTGTGAACTCATAACCTATTTACGCAACGCTGTGCGAATTAGGTTTCTGTGATCGTAGAGGCTGTAGTCAATTGGGGTGTAACGCCATTTGCTACGGCAATGGTTGGCGAGATAGTGCCAAAATAAAGCAGGACGCCTGCGCCAGACGACGCAGTGCCAATCCCGAAGTATTGCTCTGTCTCGGATCCGCCCGTAGCAGCAGGGAAGGAAATGGTAGCTACTGGCGATACCGAATTACTGGTAACTGTCCATCCTCCGGTAGTGCGCGCCACGGCTACTCGTGCATAGCTTGTGTACGCAGCCTCATTTGTCAATTGATTGCCTCCAGAGCCTGGGGACGTAGTGTGAAGGCTTGCATACAGATTTGTGAGAGGGCTTGACGCGGCATTATCCGCGACGTTCGCATACGCTGTTGCGTTAAAGAGTAGTTTCAAAAGATTACTGCCGTAGGTCAAGACTTTCGCTGCCATGTATTTGTTCCTGTTTTAGTTGCTACAGTATCTATTCAGAATGCAGCAATTTCTGAATAGATACGGAATGGATAGAGCTAACCGCGCGTGCAAAATATGTGGCATGAGTCAGCAGGCGTCAATATGCCCTGACTGTTCGGCCATGAAAGCTAAGCAATTAGACAGGCGATTGTATGGGTATCGCTGGCAGGTAGCTCGCCTGCAATATCTGGTAGAACACCCGATATGCGTTGACTGTGAGCAACAGGGGTATACGACAGCAGCTACCGATGTCCACCATACGATAAGGCACAACGGCAACGCTGCATTGTTCTGGGATTCAAGCCTTTGGCAGAGCCTGTGCCATAGCTGTCACAGTATCAGGACAGCAAGAGGCGAGTAGCAGCCGGCGCGAAACAAGCCCTGAGAAGAATTCTTCTCAGACCCTAACGCATACGCGCCACGCTAACGCACTGCCCTGCGATCCGTCCTGGTTATCAAGCGAGAGGCAGGCAGCCCGTCTACACGCATCGTAGTGCGATAGGCACGCCCCTGCGATTCAAAAGGGAAGCCCCTACCCTCCCTACTCGTTATTTTGGCCTTTTGGGGTATCGCCAGACCGTCCCCCCATCGTGTAGATTTTTTGGCTGCATTTTTCACGCTAATCTCATGCCCTGTTACGAAAGCATAAGAGAAAACTAATCCTGAATACTATTATATGTAATACACACTAACGAAAAGGAATACATGACACACACTGAACAGATACTAGCAACAGCAGTAGCCGTAGCAGGATTGGGGAATGTTATCGCTCTGATTTTCTTCGGCGTACATCACAGGCTGTTATTCGGAAACATAGAGCTAACCGCAAAACACTGGCAGCTACAGAACCGGCTGAACGCGATTCAACAGGATCGCCTGAATGCACTTGAACAGAATAAATTCACAGCAGAACAACAGAAGCAGTACGACGAATGCAGCAAGAGCATAGACGAGCTACAGGCACAGATAGACGCAGAGGCGCTACGACAGCAGGAGGCAACAGAATGTCAGAAGTAATCATAGACGCATACAGCCTGTTTCAATCAGGCGTAATAGACAAGGCAGAATGCAGGCGCCTCTTAGGGCTTGCTGTAGACACACTGCCTGTAGAGACAGGACTAGCGAAAGGCACAGGCAAGGGAGTAGGCGCATGCCTGATTGCATCCTCATTCAATGCTAACGCTGACGCTATCGTAACATCAGGAGGCAGCGTATGAGTAAATGGCATTCAGTGCATGTATCGTTTACAGACGACGAGCATAAAGCCCTGTCAGCAGAGGCAGACAAAAGATTCATTCCCATTAACAGACTGGTACGCCTGTTGTGGAATGAGCATAGAGAGCGGAATAAGGTATGGATGCCAGAGCAAAACAAACAGATAGGATTTCACGCAACAGATACGAGCAAGGAAACCAAACCAGAATGACACTACCGCAAAGCGTAACGACGATATGCAAAACATTTACCTACGATATCATGGCAGACGATCTGACCGGCGCAATACAGTTAAGGCTACCTATCTACTGGAATGAATTCTGCACACAAGAGCACTGGAGCAAAACAACCTCAGAGGCACTGCGCCAGTTAGCGGTAGACTTGGAAGTAGCCATAAAGGAAACGAAACCCAATGACTGACGGAACAGACTGGTACGCCTTACATGAATACTACAGCGAACTACTCGCCAGAGCGAATAGCGAAGTAGCTAAGCAGCCTGTGACGCATGGCGTTCCTACGGCATGGCTAAAGATTCAATCGCAGGCATTCAAGCTACTGCAACAGTGCAAGAAAGAAATTGCGAAGCAGGGCAACATACAGATAGACGAGCTACAGGAGTTAGGGCTATGACAGAGACAGACATCCTCTTAGAGAATTGGCTGCGCCAGTTAGGTACGGAAGCAATCAATACTTATTACATAGACATGAAACAGAAGTCAGCCCTATGGATGTTACGCAGAGAAGTAGGCGAGTTCGCAGAATGGCTGAACGTCTACGGCAATGCGGTAGCCGATGAATACCTGTCGCATACAGACAGCAAGTTAGACCAGAAGATACGAGCGAAGCGCAAGGAATTGGGATTATGAGAGACAGCAGCAATACGCTTATCGTCCTGCTGATAGCTGTCGGCGCATTCGTTGCAGGTCAGACGGTTATCATTACGACGCAGTTACAGGCACTACTGGAACTACTAAGGAAATATGGCAGTTGAGTTTAACCAGAAAGCAGTAGAGCGAGTATTAGGCTTCTCTAAGTTATGCGTTCAAAGCAAGTTTCCCTGGGACGGCAAGCCCCTTGACCTGCTGCCATGGCAGATAGAGTTTATCAGGAACGTCTATGGCAAGTATGAGGCAGGCGAAAGGCTAATCACAAGAGCGGCGCTCTGGATACCCAAAAAAAACGGGAAGAGCACGCTGTTAAGTATGCTGTGCCTGTATCACCTGCTAGAGCAACCTGGCAGCGAAGTGTATTGCATCGCTGCTGACGTAAAGCAGGCGAGTATTATTTTCTCTGAGGCAGCCCGCATGATAGAGGGCGGCCCACTATCTAAGAAACGTGATAAACACGGCAACCTTGTAGACAGCAAGCGTTTCAAGATACTGCGATCCAGGCGCGTCATAGAGGACACGAAAGGCAAGTCTACATTCTCGGTACTCAGCAGTGATAAGCATACAAAGGCAGGGATAAATGCAAACTTCATTGTCTGTCGCCTGTTGGCTAACACTGACAGGCGACAGACAATGAAGTAAAGAATCTGCTATGACGAAATCGCCTGCTGGGGTAAAAACGGTAGAGACGTATGGATGCAATTGCAGCAGGCGACAAGAGCGAGAATCAACAGCCTGCATATCACGCTATCTACTGGCGGATTTTCTCAGGGGGATCATATTGGGTTTGAGCAATACCAGTATGCGAAACGAGTATTAGAACACCCTGAGATAGACGAGCGATTCTATCCCTGTATCTACGAGTGCCCTAACGAGACAGGTAACGAATGGCGAGAGCCCGAACAATGGCGAAAGGCTAATCCATCCTGCGATATTACTTTCAATTTCCGTTCTCTACAGGATGAATACAAAGGGGTATTGAATAACCCTAAGAACGAGATTCACTTTCGCACACTGAGTTTAAATCAATGGCTAGCGTCTGCTGCTGCCCCTTGGCTGCGTATGGATGAATGGAACAAAGGGAAGCAGCCTTTCAATGAAAGCGACCTCTACGGCATGCCTGCGTATGTGGGCATTGATTTAAGTATGCGGCACGATTGGTGCGTCTACGTTATTGCCGTGCCTGTAGGCGATTTGATCTACCTGATACCGCGTGCATTCGTGCCTGATAACGACATCGTTGAAAAGGAACGCAGGGATAAATTCTTATACAGGTACCACGCAAAGCAGGGGCAGCTAACTCTGACTCCAGGCGCACTGGTTGATATGCAGGTCTTCCGTCAAGCCCTGTTGGCAGACATGAAACATTACAAGGTAAAGGATATAGGCTTTGACCCATGGGGCAGCGAAGACCTACGCCTGCACTTGCAATACGAGCATTCCTATCAGCTAACCGTAGTGCCTCCCACAATACAAGGCATGGCGCCTGCTATCGGCTATATGGAACGTCTGGTCAAGGATAACAAGCTACGGCACAACAGCCCCTTACTTGACTACTGCGTAGGCAATACGAGAGCTAAGGTTGATAATGATAACAGCGTCAAGCTGGTAAAGCAGGAGGAAAACCTACGCATAGATTTAGCGGTCTGTTCCTGTATCGCTCTCTCTCGCCATTTCGCAGACCCCTCTAGGTTTTTCACCTCCAAGCTATTCGTGCGATTGTAATTAGTTACCAGAATCATAAATACAGAGTGAGAAAACGCAAAGCGAAGCAAACAGAGAAGCAATACAGTAATACCATATCCTTGTCAGACCCTGCCTGCGTAGAGCTATTCGGCCGCAGGAGTGCCACAGGTCTACCTATCAATTCATTCTCAGCACTAGGCGTACCAGCGTTCTATCGTGCCGTAGACCTGATAAGCAGCACCATTGCCAGAATATCCTGCCCCGTCTACAGGGAGGGCGCAGACGACAGCAGGAACGTCTACGACAAACACCCGAGTAACAGGTTCCTGACATTCAGGGCAAACGATACACAGTCTGCCTTTGACTTCAAGAAACAGCTATCGGCTAACGCTGTATGGGCAGGCAATGCCTTTGCTGCAATCAAGCGTGATCCGCTTGGCAACCCGACAGGGCTTTACAACCTTGACCCTGCCAGCACAGGCATAGAGCTACGCTACGACCCGGGCGACCCCGAGTTAAAAGCGTTTCGCGTCTGGTCATTCATTTACGGGGCAAGAGCGGTATTTGACTACTACGACGTTATCCATATCAGGGGGCTTGGCAATACAAACGGTTTGCTAGGGCTTGACCTGATAGACCTGTGCCGTGATACGCTGGGATTGGCCCAGGCGACAACGGCATACGGCGCGCATTTCTTCGGCAACTCATGCCAGCCTACAGGGGCAGTCTTCAAGATGACTAATCCCGGTGGCGACGAAAAGATAGCAGACTTCGCTGCACAGCTAAAGGAACAATTGCAGGGAGTGCATAACGCTGGCAATGGCCTCCTGATACCTTTCGGCATAGACAAGGTAGATACGGTTACTGACAACAGAAAGAATCAATGGGCAGATACACAGGACATAATCGCCAAAGCAGTATCCAATATCACTGGCATACCTCCGCACTTGTTAGGCGTATCTGGTACCAGTAGCTACAGCAGCCTGGAGCAAGAAAATCTAAGCCTGCTGAACAACGTATTTGATCCATGGTTCCGGCGCATGGAGGAGGAGTTTACCGCCAAGCTACTGACGGAAGACGAGAAGAATAGCGGAAAAGTATTCGTAGTATTCAACAGAGACGAGCTAACACGGTCAGACGCCACTGCGACAACGGAAACCCTGTTAGATGAGTTGAATGCAGGCACGTTGACGCAGAACGAATACCGGCGCATTAAGCTACGCCCGACGACAGGGCCCAATGGCGACAGATTCCGCATACGCACGGATACGACGTTTCAGGATATGCCAGCCTATGACCCTGATGCCGTCAAGGAACAGCAGGCACAGGCCAACCAGGCCAAAGCAGACGCGACAGCAGCCCTACAGCAGCAGCCCCAGGCACCTGCACAGGAACCAGACAAGGCAGAAAAGGTATTGAAAGCGAGCGTAGACAGATTCTTTATCAGGCTGGAAAAGAGCATTAACGCCAAGCGTGGCGAAACCTTTGGCGATTGGGTTACGCACGGGCTCGCCTCAGACCATTTCCATATCTTCTCAGACATCCTGAGAAACGCGACAGACAGACACACAGAGATAGCCGAACAGTTTTTTGACGAGCTAAAAGACGAGCTGTCGGCTATCTCGCAAGCTGATTTAGATATGGCTATCACGTATCACAAGGAACATACCGCACAACGCATTACCAGAGAGGCACTAGCATGAAACAGTATTACACTGCCAGCAAAGTAGAATTTGCACAAGAGGACAATACAGCGAAGATCGTAGGATACATACCGTATTTCAACCCTGCTGACACAGGCACGGAATACAAGGTGAACAGTCACATAAAGACACGGTTTGCCCCGAACGCTTTTGATAAGGCTCTCGCCTCAGGTGAAGCGATCAGAGCCCTCTACAACCATGATTCATCGTCAGCAGTAGGCACAACGGCAAACGGTAGCCTTGTCTTTACGAAGTTTGATACCTACCTGCGTTACTCTCTGACGTTAGACCTACAGGATCCTGACGCAGTGCGCATGCTCGCCAAAATCCGTAACGGCACGGTATCGGGTACGTCGTTTGGTGGCGTCATTGAAAGCGAAGTCTGGTCAGACGAGGACGAATACAGCGTTCAGACCGTTAATGAATTCAACCTTGTAGAGGTCAGCCCTACCCCTAACCCTGCCTTTACGAGTAGCCGTATCGTCACAAGGGCAGACGATGCAAGAGACATCATAGACTCATACAACAAATGGCAAACCATTAAGCGATATGAGCGACTGCTAAAACTCAAAGCCTAACGCTGCCTACCGACAGCGCCAGAGAATGCACGGGACTTAATACCTTTCGCCCGTGCATTTTCGTTTCCTGCTCCTCTACATACCTCTACGTGGCCAAAGCGCCGCAAGTGAGTAGAGATTTAGAGACGAGACAGGAAATACATATCATGGGTTTAATGGAAGCAAAAGAGAAACGTGAAAAGAGAGCAAGTCTAATCGCATCGCAGCATGCCATGTTTGCGAGAGCAAAGCAGGAGAATAGAGAGACTCTCAACAGCGAAGAGTTTGAACAATACGACAGACAAGAAATTGAGATCCAGAAGCTAGGGCAGGAGGTTGAAACCTTAGACCGGCTGAACAGACTGGAATCATTATCAGCGTCTATTAAGCAGGCTGAATACGTACCAGCGTCTAACGCTGAATGGAAATCATACAAGAATTCTCCGCCTCCATCAGACAGAGAGAAGAGCCTAGCCTTTCGCGCTTTCGCCAGTGCTGGTACGCCTTTCTTCAAACAGGAATGGGGCAATGCAGCCTTGAAACTGGGATTAGATCCTAATCAGAGAATCTGGAACCTAAACACCTACGGCACTGCTACACAGACTACAGGCACAGGTAGCTTAGGCGGTTACTTAGTCCAGACAGACCTGATGAAAAGCGTTATTGAAGCAATGAAGCAATTCGGTACGCTGCGTAATAAGGCTACCGTATTGAAGACAGAGCACGGCAATAACTTTGATGTGCCTCTTAATAACGATACTGCTAACGTAGCCGTCATCGTAGGGCAGAACTCAGGGCCTGCGACACTGGAAATTGACTTTAGCAAGAAAACGCTAGGGGCTTTTAAGTATCAGACTGTCGTAGTTGTAACGCGCGAAATGTTACAGGATACCGGCTTTGATATCCCGTCATACGTTGGAACCATTCTAGGGCGACGTATGGCACGCGGAACAGAAGCAGACTACGCAGTAGGCGTAGGCACTACAGCCCCTCAGGGGATTGTCGTAGGGTCTACACAGGCTGTTGCGACTGCCTCAGCAAGTGCCGTTACATACGACGAAATCATTGAAGCAATTTACAGTATTGATGCCGCATATCGTCAGAGTCCATCATTCGGCATTATGTGCCATGATAGCTTTGCATCGTTAATGCGTCAGCAAATTTCCAGCACAGGGCAACCGATCTGGTCTACCGGCATTGAAGCAGGACAACCTGACCGATATGCAGGCGTTCCAGTCTGGACGAATAACAGCCTTGCGACAGTAGCCACTAACAGCAAATCTGCCGTAGTCGGCGACCTCTCGCAATACTTCATTCGTGATGCGCAGGAGTTTGAACTATTCCGTAATGACTACGCATTGCAGCTATCTAACGATAGTGTCGCCTTCACTGGCACAATGCGAACCGATGGACAGTGCCTGTTTCCTACCAGTGCAGCCCCTGTCAAGTATATTCAAATGAGCCCAGGCACCTAAGCCTGACTCATAGACGAGACTCAAAAGCCCCTCTAATCAAGGGGCTTTTGTTTTTCATACAGCAGCACTAAATACGGTATGTATTCTACACTCGTTAGCCGTTCCAGCACACTACCCGTACCCCTTGCCTCATTCAAGGCGAATCTCGCCATAGATACCTACGACGATGATAGCCGTATTTCAGACCTGGCATGGAGTGTTATTGAACATTTAGCACAGGGTTACGGAGTAGCGACAGTCACAGAGCAATGGACGCAGCACGAGCGCGGCATACAATCCAATTGGTACAACCCGATTGGCTACAACCTGTATGCGTGGTATGGGCAATACTATCCACACTATCATTCTCACAGAGTCCGCTTAGCTCATTATCCAGTGCAGACGCTGGACGCAGTGCATTACTACGACACAACGAATACGCTGCAATCACTGGCTACCAGTAACTTCATTTTGCTGAATGACCATGCCTGCCCTGCATACGTGATACCCCTGTCAGGCGTTACGCTGCCGTCTGTCTTCAATCGTCCGGACGCATGGCAGTTTACTTACACAGCAGGGTATGCCAGCGTGCCACAGGGATTGCAGCACTACCTGAAAATGGCAGTTAATACGCTGAATGAGAACAGAGAGGGCGAAATCGTAGGCAGTATCGTTGCTAAGCTAAATACTCTCAGCCTGGAAAACTTACTTGCGCCCTACATTGCAGGGAAGATCCAGCTATGAGAGCGAGCAACCTACGGCACCTTATCACGATTACACAACAGACGCAGGAACGTGGCGAGCATGGGCAGAACATTGGCTGCGATGTAGTCCTGTATGAGAATATCCATGCGTCAGTCATTACGCTGTCAGGCAGAGAGTTAGAGTTTTCCCACCAAATCAGCCCTACGGCTACCCATCAGGTCAAGACTCGGTACCTGTGCGGAGTAGACGAGACCTGCACTGTCGTATTTGACGGGCGCAGATTCGGTATCGGGGCAGTGCTGACAGGCGACAAGCTAAACGACCAGCGAAAGCTAGGGCTTACATTGCTCTGCACAGAAAACAAACTGTAACGATACATACCTGTATGCGTATTGAACTCTTAGGCGACAAGGAATTGATTGCAAAATTCCAGGCATTGAAGAAAAGCGTAGGCAAGGCAGCCCTGCGTAAAGGCACAAGGGCAGGATGCAAGATCGTACTTGCCTACGCCAAAGCACAGGTCAGAGTCAAGACCGGCGCGACGAGAGCTAATCTGAAAGTCAGGGCCATGCCCCGTAGCCGTAAATGGTTTGGTACCAGAGTATCGGTAGGGGGAACAAAGGCATACGCAGGTAAACAATTCTACTACAGTTTCGTAGAGCTAGGTCACAGAATCGGCAAACGACAGAGCAAGAGCGATAAGGCAGTCAACGGCACGGTAGAGCGCAGGTCTATTCCTGGCACCTTTAAGCTAATGGATGCCGCTAAGGCTGCTGCCCCGTCAGCACTGGCAGAAGCAATACGAGTGACGGCACAGGAAATAGATAAGGCAATGCGTATTTAATGTTTGATGTATCACTAGGGCAATTTCTCATAGACAACGCTGTCATAGACGACGCAGACGCACCGGGGAAGATCCAATATCACCATAATGCAGAGGGCGTATCTGCGCCCCGTATCTGGTATACGCGCACTAGCCAGACGCAGGATTTAGGAATCTCAGGCACGCAATTTATCACGACAACAGAATTCAATATGGAAGTGATTTCCGATGACGTAGCGGAAGCCCTGACAATTGCAGAGGACATACGCTCTCTCTTGCATGGCTACAGGGGCAGCATGGGAACCGATACAGCGCTCTACGTCACAGTAGAGGACAGGTCAGACGACTATCAGCCCTTTCTGACGGATGACGACAAGGGCAATACCGTAGCAGCCCTGTCAATCAAAATCCTTAGCTAAAGTCATACATACTTGTATGACAGTTACACCTTTCGTCGGCAACGGCACAACCTTATCGGTATCGGCAGATAATTCAACATTCACAGTATTAGCAGGACTTGTAGACGGTCTGGACGGAGAAAGCACGTTTGACGTAATTGATACTACGTTATCGGCTAACCTTATCAAGACAAGTCTACCCGGCAAGATGGATCCAGGCACGGCGACCTTTATTGTCGCCTGTGACCCAAACGACGCAGGCAGCAGCACCACGCTATTAGACGCAGTGTACGGTCGGAATGCCTACGCAGGCGTAGTGCCTTACTGGAAAATCACCTACCCCATTACTGGCACGAATACCCGTTCATTCAGGGGCTTTGTTTCCAGTATCGGAACTACCGTAACACAGTCAGCTATGACTGTTCACAAGCTGACAATCCAGCTAACAGGCGATCCAAACGTAACATAATAAAAGGAAACGAAAAGGTATGGATAATTTTCTCACTAGACGCAAGATACGTACACTAACCCTAGAGGACGGTCAAGATACCGTCTGGCTACAAGAGCTATCAGCAGGCGACAAGCTAGACCTAAAGGAACAGGCTGACAGTAAGAATGTCGGTTTCCTGTTCATTGCCAAAAGCGTAACAGACGCAGAGGGCAAGCCCCTGTTTGACACGGCCGAAG